GGCCTCCAAGAGCATCCGAATGCGCAGGTTACGGTCCACGCTATTTTCCTTCGGGATTGTGACGGCGAGCGGCGCGGTTGCGCCATTGCATCAAGTCGGGAACCGCCAGCGCGTCCATCGCGTCAGGCGACCAGTGGAAGACGAAGGCGATATCCGCCATCGGCTCCTCTACATGCTCTGGGAAAGCGCTTCCTTCGTCGCAGTCGGCAGCAAAAAATCGACCAGCACCCCTGCGACCTGCATGACGTCCGCGGGATCCATCGCGTCGATCAGGTGGGGATGCAGGATCGGCTGAGTCACGCGCGGGGCGACGAGCGCGACCTGGTTGAAATCCATCCGTACCAAGCCCCCGAGGTTCGCGCCGCGCAACGCGCCTGCCATCGGCTTCCGGACATGGATCACCGTACCGGCTGGCAGCACGACCTGGTCAGCGACGACGACATCGTATTCGAGAGTGATATCACCTGGCGCACCGGCCGGGGCGGGGGTCGAGTTGTCGTTCTGGTTGTCCATCGTACGTTTCCTGTCAGGTTTTTTGAGTTGGCTGGGTCAGCGCGCCGGGTCGACGGCGCGGCCGGCGAATGGCGGTCACGCCGTCACAGGCCCATTGCGGCGCGGTGTTCGGCCATCAGGTCGACGCCACCGACAATCTCGATCATGCCGAGAACGTCGATCTCGATATCGACGACGTTGTTCCAGGACAGCTTGTAGTAGCTGAGCTGGCTCTTGACCTTGAACTCGGTATCCTCGCCAACCTTCCATTCGCCCATGTCGATCTCTTCGTGGCGACCGCGCGTGACGATCTCGACTACGTCGACCGCGCCGGTATCGTCGTTCTGGTGGGAGCCAACGAAGCGCTGCTGGACGCCCGACAGATTGAGCTGACCATACTGACGCAAGACGTCGCGCATCGGCCCGCCGTAGACCGCCTCCATTTCGAGCGGCTCGCCGCCCATGTCGACCTTGACCGGGCGGCCCATGCCACCGGCGCGATAGTCTTCGAGCTTGCGGACGAGTTTGGGGACAGTGATCGAGACGGTTTCACCGATGAAGGCGGTGCCGTTATTGAACATCATCAGTTGCTTGAGCTTGCTGGGGAACGCCATCGCGTCGACCTTTCGTGCGTGAGGTGGGTTTAGTTGCCGGCAACGAGGCTGGTGAAGTCGGCAAAGAACTCGTCGGAGATCTCCTGCTCGATCCCGAGCGCCTCCAGCGGCGGTACGAAGGTGTAGCGGAAGCCGATCATCAGCTTGCCGCCCTTCAGCTGGTCGACCGGGTTCTTGGTCGCGTCGAACACCGCGACGGCACCGAGGATGCGGCCGGCGCGCTTTTCCTGTCGGAACTTCTCGTTGATCTGCTCAACGATGTCCTTCGCCAGGCTGGGCAGCAGCGGCTTGTCCATCGCCCACACCAGGCCGAGCGCGACGGTGTCGGCAAGGATATGTGCGGTGCGGCAGGCGCTTTCGAATACGAAGTCGCTGGCGGGTGCGGCGCAAGTGCGGTTGCCCCAAAAGCGCAGTTCGCCCGCGATACGCACGACGGTGACCAGCTGGGAGGCGTTCAGCACGTTCGCGTCGCAATCGGGGTCCTGAATATCGAAGGTCACATCTGCGGCCAGGCCGTCGACCTCCGGCAGTGCGACGTTCGACAGCGTCTTGTGCCAGCCCTGTGTCTGGTCGATCGCAGCGCGTGCGCCCATGGCGACGGCCGCGACCGGCACGCCGATGCTGGCACCGTCCACGCCATAAGGCGCGGTTACGCTTGGCCAGAGCAACGTCAGCTCGCGCGCGTCGGGGAACAGGGCGCGGTGGGCGATGGCCTCGCCGCGGTCGTTGCCGATCGCGTACGCGTAGACGCGGGCGCGGAGCCGTTTAGCGACGGTGACCATCGCCTTCGTGACCACCTCGCTTTCGAGACCAGGTGCGCCGATGATTCGGGGGTGCAGGTTCAGCTGGGCCGACGCGGTGAGCAGCGCCTGCATGCCGGTTTTCACGCCGGCGACGTCGGCACCAACGACCGCGGTCGCCGTCGCTGCCGGCGTAGCACCTGGCGCAACGCGGACCACGACGATCGGCGCGTCGACCTGGCCGGCGATGGCCTTCAGCGCGGCGCGCAGCGTGCCGTCCGCGCCGGCCTTCTCGATCGCGTCGTCGATGTTCGTGACCGCGACAGCGGTGTCGAGCGGAAACGCGCCGGCCACCGCGGCCGGTGCGGTAGCGACCAAGCCGATGACGGCGGTGGCGACGGTGACGATCGAGCGGCGCGAGGTTTTCACCTCGTTGACGTTGATCCCGTGGAGGAAGCTCATGTGCGGACCTTTCAGGCGAGCGCCGACAGGGCGCGGACGGTGGACGAGTGGGTAAAGGCGGGTGTGCCGGGCACGTCGGTGCGCCGGCCTGTGATGGTGAGGATGGCTGACTGCGGGAGTTTTCCGGGCGAAAGCACGACGCGGGAAAGCCGTGCGCGGCCCTCCTGCCGAAGTAGCGCGTGCGCCGCGGCGGCAATGATGCGGACGCGGCCGAGTTCATTGTTCGGCTGGTCGATCAGCTTGGGGATTTCCGAACCATAGTCGCGCCGGCCGCATCGCGTGCCGATCGGCGTCTCAAGGATGTCATCGATCGACTGTCCGAGGTGATCCCCGCCAGCCAGGCGCTTGCCGGTATGACGATCCATCCCGATCACTGCGGTTTCCCCGACAGGCTGCCACCTGGCTGGACGCCAAGGTGTACGTGATCCTTGAGGCTCTTGCCTGCGCCCACGACGTCGGAGTCTGCGGAAATCGTGCCAGTCGACGTGATGTTCCCGTCGACCGTCACGTCGCCCTTGAGCGTTAGGCCTCCATCCGCATCAATCCGAACCGTAGCGCCCCCTGGCAGGATGGCGGTGAGCGCGTGGGTATTGGGATCGTAACCGATCCGCGCGCCGTCCTCAAATTCGGTCAGCGTCGACGCGTCATTTGCCGGATGGGGGTGTGCGTCGCTCGACAGGCTGCCGATAATCACGCTGCGCGCAGTATCCGCCTCCGGCGCGACGACCATGACCTGTTCGCCAATCGCAGGCGGCGACCAGGTGCGTGTGGATCCGGCGCGGCTCGCGAGCCAGGGAATATCGCCGGTCGTGAGGTCGTCCGCGAACTGAACCCGCGCGGTAGCGGCAGCGTGGTCGACCGATACGACCACGCCTTCGCGCAAAAGATCGCCAATGAGTCGCTGGGTATCGGCATGTTCGACCATAGCGGCGACCATGCGCGGGACGTTTCGAGAGGCGAGGCCCCGCTCTTGTAGAAATGGTTTCTACAAGAGCGGGGCTCTGATCTCGAACGCCGCCCCGGCGGAATCTACGTCTTATTCAGAGCCCCTCAAGCCACCGGCCTAGCTGACGGCCGATCAAGGCCCCGCCGTCCACATTGGGATGCAGATTATTGAAGCCGTCCCCCTGCGTCATGTACGTGATGAAATTCTGAGGCCCGATCCCCGATCGCGACCACTGGTCATACACCGGGATACCATACAGCCCGGCGCACTCGATGATCGCGTCCCGATAGGCTTTGAGCGGGATGCCCGACGTATGGGGCAGGAACTCGTCACCGCGGTGCAGCGGCGTCATCATGAACATGCGAATCGTTGGCTTCCAACCATAGATCGTCTCGATGTTGTTCCGCATCGCTCCCCAGAACGTGGCCGCCCCTGCAGCGTCTGCCGACGATCCGATGACAGTCTGCGCGTCGGTAGTCTTGCCGAAGTCGTTCGTGCCAGATGAGATGCCGTAGAGATCGATGGCGGCGAAATCGGTCTGCGTCCGCCCGGTAAGGATTGCGGACATCTTCGAGCCGGCGACGCCCCAGTTCGTGTAGCCCGCGGCTCGTAGGAATGCGGTCACGGACCCTGCCCACAAATTCTGCGCGACGATGCTATCCCCCGACATGGCCCAGCGCTTGGTGGCCCAAATCTTCGACAAGCTGGCGACTGTCTCACCCGCGTTGAGATAACCTGAGGGCAGGCCCGTTCCGCAACCGCAATAGGGATCGACCTTGTTCGCGATCGGGAAGTTCACGAACCAGAACCGCGCATTGGTAGGGGGCGCGTATGGCGTCCCGGCGACGATCGGCGATGCCTGCTGCCCAATGATCGCATGGTTCGCATCGAGCCATGCAATACCGGTGTTGGCGATAGGGAAGGTGTTGCCGGCAGAAACCACGACAGACTGCCCTGGGATCAGCGGCATGTCATGCGTGAATGCTGCGGCCGGGTTTGCGACGATCTCACCGGTTACGGTGTTGCGGTAAGCACCGAAGGTCGCCTTGTTTTGGTCGTACAGATTGAAGAACTTCGGGGATGCCGCGAACAGAATGTCTTCCGCCAGGCGCGCCCCGCTGAACTGGTCGACGAGCGCGCCACCACCGGGGATCGCCGGAACCGCGCCGGCCGCGTAGGCAGCGAAGGCCGCGATCGCCGTGTCGGTCTTTCTGCCCGTTAAACGCGCATAAGCCGCGCCACTTGGTGGAGCATATGCCGTATTGGTGGCGATCGGCGCGACCGTGCTGCCAACACGGACTTTCTCGAGATCGTACCAGCAGATCCCGAACTGTGGGCTGAAGTTGTTGCCCTGAGCGAGTACGAGGGTTTGCGCCTCGGTGATCGGCATATACCCTGTGACATAGAACCCCCCGGCTGCAACGAGCGTGTCGAGATCGCTGTTGAGCTGATAGCCATCCTGCACCGTGGTCGCATCGAACAGGTTGCGCGTGCCGAGGGACGCCAGCAGCGCCTGCTCGCGCTTGAACGCCGAATACCGATCTTCAGCGCCGAAGCTGCGATAGCTCGTTGGTACCGTCGCCCCTTTGACGATCATGAAGCCCGCGCGGATCGCAGCCGTGGTCCTGAACGTACATCGCATGTACCGGATGTTGGCCGTCGCCGGCACGATGATCGGCGTTCCAGCCGGGTAGCCCGCTCCACCATTCTGAGACATCGATACGAATTTCAGGGTGTCGTCATAGAACGCAACGCAAGCACTCGCCGACGCGGCCAGATCGTAACGGGCGACGAGGGTTTCACCCGGCGATACAGCGATGAAGTGCGTGCTCGTAAATGCGCCGGCAACCACGTCTCCGGACGTGCCGATGTAACCGGTGACGGCGCGCGATTTGTCGAACAGGTTCCGGGTCTGCTCAAGACTTGCCTCGGCGGTAGCATTCACAGCGTTGGTCGACGCCCGCAGCGCAGTCATGCCGACCTGTGCAATATCAGCCGCAACGTCGCGACCCATTCGCGCCACAGCGACGTCGGGAACTTGATCGTCGGCACCGATGGCGGTGATCACGAAGTCCGTCGTTTGGGTGATGGCGCTGGGCAACGCCTGGGCGAATAGCGCGCTATCGACGAAATCCTTCACGGCTCGATCGCCAGCCCCGTCGCCGTACATGTGGAGAAGATCGTAAGAGCCATCGGGTTTCCGCCGCAGGTTTCGCGGAGTGAACCCCTTGGCGACGTCGTCGAGGGCTTCCGGCGATCCGTCGTTGCGATCTTGCAGAAACTTCAGAAGCTTGCGCCCGTCAGCGGTCCGCGCCACCAGGCCGGGAAACATCGCCTCCG